GCTGTTATGGAGTCGTCTGCAATTTCAGCAGTGCCGATCGTTCCAGACGCTGCTGCAGTAATCCGACCTTGGGCGTCAACTGTAATATCTGCCGTTGTGTAGCTCCCAGCGGTAACAGCAGTGTCAGCTAATTTGGCTGCAGTGACCGCATCGTCTGCGATGTCTGAAGTTGCAACTGCACCCGACGCAATTTTCGCAGACGTAATTGAGTCGTCGGCAATTTCACTGGTGCCGATAGTCCCTGACGCCGCCGCCGTGATCCGGCCCTGAGCGTCAACGGTTATATCCGCCGCTGTATAAGAACCTGCGGTGACAGCAGTGTTAGCCAGCTTGTCTGCTGTTATTGCGTCGTTAGCAATATCCGCTGTCGCAAGCGGATAGGCGCTGACCTTCGTGCCGTCGATGTAACCAAGCGAAGTCCAAGCCGTTGAGCCATCGCCAACTTTGATATAGCCCGTGTCTGTCTCGTAGCCAATCTCACCAGCAAGCAAGGTGGGGTTTTGGCTTGTCCAGTTGGCAGCAGTGTCACGGCGTTGCTGCTGTAGAGCTGAGAGAGTGATGCTCATGCTGCTAAGCCAGGATTGATTACATAGGTGCGTGCTAGCGTTGAAGAAGCACTGCCCGCGTCAATATAGTAAACACGCTCAGGCGTGTTGGGATCCGCGTTCTCTCCGTCTATGTGCAGGTCTTCAGTGTTGATAGAAACTGTTTGCAGCTCAACAGAAACAGTAAATCTGTCAAAAGAGACATCTTCAATTTCTGGCGGGCTTACATATCGCCACGCATAATCAAGGCCAACAGGGATGGTTGTATAGTCACCCCAAATAACTGTTGGCAACAAAAATATCTCAAAGCTGCCTTTTCTCGCGATGTAATGATCTTTGATCAAGACCATGTTTTCTTCTGTTAAATGCGAAAAACTCAGTGATAGTGTTTGACTTGTTCGACGTTGCCCACGCCTGAATCCTGTGACTGCGCCGCTTAAGGACGTTTGCAGTTCAGCAGGTACGTTGCCCGGAACATAGGTTCTTGAGGTTGGGCCAATCGCAGGGAAATCGGTCATGTCAGGCAGGGACAGCGACTAAATCAATCTGAACATTAAACCGCGCATCAACGCCAGCATTCTCAACGCTAAATGTGCTGGCATATCGCCACTGGTAGTCACTCGCACTTACAGGCACAGTCGAGTAGCCAGACCAAACAGCAGCAGGTAGATCAAACGCAATTAGCGACCCCTCTTGCCCCGCAAAATGATTGGTAATGGAATTGACTTGCGTTTCAGTTAATGCTACGAAGCTCAGCTTCAAGGTCTGGTCAACCCGTTTGGTGGAGCTATATAAAAAGCGAACCCCTACACCGTCTGCACTCACATATTCTCCTTGCGGGCTATTGCCTAGGCCAAATAATCGTTTGTTTGGCGTTATCGCGGGAAAATCAGCCATCAGACCACTGTGAACGTACCGTTGACCACATCATCGCTGATTTTAGAAACGTTGCTGGCGTTCAAGGGAAAATGAACTGCTTCGATGCCTGTGACGCCATTAGCAGAATGCTCAATTCTTGTGATCTGGTAATGATCAGTTTCTGTGCGATCGTCACCAACACTTGTAATTCGTTGCCTTTGTACTTTGATGATGTCTGTCGGCTCTAAGCCTGTTGTAACAAGCGGCGTCTCAAACTGAATGGAATGAGTTGAATGTTTACGTCGAGCTAGCTCATGTTTAGCAAATTTTTCAGCATGTGCCTGAACAACACAAAATTCAGTCAGATCAAATTGCTCTACTGGAGCGTCTGCATTAGTTGTTCCATAACGGACCTTAACGCTCTGTTCAATGCCGATGCTCTTTTGATTGCTTACCCTGAAAGCAACGCTGGCAACAAATGCACGCCTGTCGTCTGCATCCACAAAAGACTTCTTAAATGATCCAGGCAAGATTTCAGTCTCTGTAAAAGTGGCAGCGGCAGTCAAAGCAGTCGTGTCTATCTGATTACTTGCGTTAACAGGCAATAAAGTGCGAAACTTGTACTGACCGCCGACACTGAGAAACGAAAGCAAGAAGCAAGGCGCGACAGTCGTTATGTAATCAATAACGTTCACCTTGCTTGAAATGGCGCCATTGAAAAAGAAATTGTTATTAGTGCAGAAAGCAGCGATGTTCTGCATGTTCGATGTATTGATTGGGGTCGCGATGCTTGCAGTATTTGAGCCGTCAACCCTGCCAATAACAGTGAACAGGTGCATCGCAAGATCCACTAACTGATTACTAGCGCCTCGTGTATAGCTACCACCCGAAAGCCCGGAGCTGTAGAGATCTACTTTGACACCTTGCTCGTAGTAGATGTAGAGCTGACTTGCTGTACTTGCAATTGCCCCAGACTCAGGCTGCTCGAACAGATTGCCAATAACCTTCAAAAAAGTGATGTCTGCGTAACTGCTGTTGTCTGTGATTGTTTGCGTGTCTGGGTCCGCATATTCACTCACAAGAACTTCGTTTTGGATTCCTGTAAGCGTGCCTGTATCAGCAGAAAGGCTTGAGTTTGTTTGCGTGTCAACGTCAGTAACTGTGTATTCAAATGTAAAACTACCCGTGCCATCGCCAATGGATGAAAACGCTGTTGATGGTGCGATAAGCCCACTCAGAGTTAGGTCAAGGATCGTATCAACTGCCCTGCCTTGCCCAGACGGGCTGGTTGATAGATTGAAGCCCACCGGGCTATTTGTTTGCCCTAGCGCAGAGAAATAAGCAGTCGTGACATCACTGCCGCTGCTATTATCGAAAACCTTAGTTGTTGCCGTATAAGTTGTGTTATTTGTGTCTCCTGAGCCTTTTGTAATAATTCTGAGCCCGTAATAATTTTCTGCGCGAGCTGGATACCTGAGCCTTGTTTTTGTACCTACAGTTGCCTTGACGACAGGTTGCAGAAAGCTAAAAGTTTCGATTCCGCAGTAAAGCCCGCCACCTAAGATTGGGCAAGTTGTTGGCGCAGCAGCGATCTGAGCATCTGTCTTGTAAATATGGCTGAGAGTTATAGATGCACCCGCTTTCAAGGCTTGGTTCTCAAGCCCCGCCCAGGTGTTAATAAGATCAGGAGAACTAACAATCTCACCTTGGCTGATCGAGTACAGAAAACTGCTCACAAACTGCTCTGTTCCTGTTTTTAACAGCGGAGGAGCTACCCAGACCCCACCCTTACCAGAAACACGTTTGCAAAAAACAATCGGCACAGTCTCGCCAGCTTTAGCGATCTTCTGCTTCTTTTCTAGGTCTCCGCCAGGCAGTTTGATATTGGCAGGATCACGGTCTTCACTAGCCTTGGCCTGCCTCGCCAAAGAACGTGGCTGCGGCTCAGCCCCGACTTGTTTTGCGTATGGAAAGCTCATGGAACATCAAATCTCCCGATCAAGTCTGTTGAGATGACCCTAGTCGGGGCCTGCGCTTTGATTTTATTTATTGCAGGGTTCACGGTCCACTCCGCCGATTCGTCCCCAATAGATGCACCAACAATACTCCCCGTGTATCTAGCGATTAACTGAGCACTGCCTGCGTCCAGGCTGCTGCTGCCAGCATCTTGTATGTACAGAGAAGCGATTACTAAATTGTCTGCCCCCATAGCCGTTTCTGTAATGTCCACAATCTCGGCAGTAGCGGCCAGGGAAACCTTCAAGTCATTGATGCCCGCAGCCTCACTAGACCCAAAGCCATCAGCATTAAACGCTAAATAGTAATAGATTCCAGAGGCGTCACTGTCGACGCTTAAGGTCTGCCCTTCTTGATAAAAGTTTTGCCACTGATAAGTAGCTGCTCTTTTGTCTGAAGCGTCAAGGACGTTGCTGCGGTCAGCAAAGTATTCGAGAAAACAAAGAACGTCGTAATTTGCCATTGACTTACTACCTCAACCCAATCCGTGAGCGGACAGTATTGTCACGCCCGATCATATCTAGTGTCCGCTGAACGCCCATTTGAACTGCTTTGCTCATCTCTTCTGTTGTCACGTAGTTAGTGCCGCCCATTTGGGTAACAGGGCCTGTCTGAATGCTGACGTTAGCCGTAGAAGGCATTGCAACCCCACCCTCAGCAAAGCCTGGGATAGCACCTGCGCCACGCTGACCAGCAAGAAAGTTAGCAGCGAATCCAGCAGCTTTACTTTGCGGAATGATGTATTCAGGTTCCCCACCTTCTCCGATAAGACCAAGGGTTGGGCCAGTGACAACACCACCCCGCGCGAAGGCTTTAAATGATCCACGGTTGTAACCGCCTTGGGCCTGCTGTACTGGCTCGCTACTTCCGCCACCGCTACTTTTTGCTTTAGCGGCTCGGGCCCTGTTAAGCCTTTCCTGTGCAGCCGCAGCCCGATTGATTTGATTGGCAGCAAGAGATGCGTTTTCTGCAACTGCAATAAACATATGAGCAGAATTTTGCGCGTTTACAGCGACGCGCCCGGTTCCAATGGCAAGGTTTTGTGAGTTTGTATTGCTGTTTGAGAGATTAGTTGAAAGATTTCTGGCCTCTGTCTTGTTCTTAACAAGGTTATCACCGATTAATTTTTGCTCTAATTTCTGCTGCGCCGCGAGTTCTTTTTGCTTAAATATCGCTTCAGCGGCAATTTTTTGCTGCTGAGCTATTTGCCCTTGCGCTCTTATCTGACCCTCAATGACACGGACATTTTCTTGCTGGACACGGACGGCGTTCTGCGTTTTCTCAAGAATAAGCTGCGCCTTTTCAGAACTTTCCGCCTCAGCAGCAGCTAGCTCGCCCTTTGCCTGAATGATTTGCGCCTCAATCTGTGCGGCCTGCCTGCGGAACTCAAGCCGCTGCTGTTCTGCCTGGATGCTGTTAAGTGTTTGCTGGTAAGCAATCTTTGCGCCTTCAACCTCATTTTGATATATCTGTTTTGCGATGTTGAGCCGTTCTTGAGCTGAGCCTGCCTGTTCGTAAGCCCGCTCAAGAATTTGACCTTGCAATTTGTTGATCTCAGATTCCGCGTTGAGGCGTGCATCGGTGATTTTGACAGAATTATTATATGCCTGCTCTTGCGCCAAAACTTTTTGCTTCTCTTCTTCAACCAAGGAAACAGACTGCTTTAGAGCTTCGATCTTGCGTTTTTGCGCCTCTACCGCAGCATCAACCGCGGGGGGGATGTCCTGAAAACCTTGCGCCGCTCCAATAGCCCCCGTTTTTAAATCATCCACAAGAGGCTTGGTCAAGCCAAGATGTTCGGCTACCTGCATGATTCCTCTGACCATAAACCCAAAAGGGCTGTTCTCAAGCAAGAAAAATAAAGCCTCACCAATTTTTGCTATCACTGGCGTAATCAAGCTCAAGGCGTCAAAAAAGGTCTGTGCCCCTACGACAAGAATGTTGCCAATAAGATTTGCTGCCTTTTCAAAATCAACTCTTTCGAAGATATTTCGCATAAGTTCAAGGATTGGCGCAAAAGCTTTCTGGGCCTTGGGCAGGACGGCGTTGGCTAAGTTTTTGAAAAAACTCGACACCGCTTTTATTCCTGCACTCAATGCCTTGATTCCTGCAGTGATTGCAGGCGCGACAAATCCGCCCAAGGCTTCCATGGCATCTCTTGTTTCTTCGCCAAGTGTGTCCATCGCCCCGGCAAATCCTTTAGCTGCCTCACCGGCAGCGCCCCCGTATTGGCGTTGAAGCTCTTTCAAGATAAAAGCCTGGGCTTCAGCTGTTTTGTTGGCCGCAACCATTGCCTTAACTTGCTTTTTCTGCGCGTCAGTGAAGCGCGTTCCAGAACGCTGCAAAGCAGTCAAGCCGACCTCTGGGGCCTCCAAGGCTTTAGCAACTTGCAGCAAGACGCTGTTTACGTCTTGGTCTAAGACTTGAGCCATATCAGCCGCTGTCCCGGCAACCTCTTCGTAGCTGCTTACGCCAATGGTCTTAAAGCTGGTCAGCAGCTTGAAGCCTTTAGTGAAGTCTTCCTCGTTGAACAGAGTGGCCTTGCCCAGTTCATCCGCACTTGCTTTCAACGAAGCCAAAGCGGCATTGCCATCGGTTGTCATCCCCTTGATGCCGTTGGCCAAAGCGGCAGTGTCTTTCTGGCGATCAGAAAACACAGCTAACGAATCTGTAACCCCTTTAACAGCCGCGCCAAACGCAACAAGGGGCGCAAGGTAGGTCGAGAATGTAGCGCCCAGCAGCTTGAAGCTTTGCCTGGCCGTGCCAGCATTCTTCGACATTTTGACGAACTGCCCGCTTGCATTTCGCAGCTTGCCTTGGCTGTCAACAAACGTTTTATTGAGCTTTTTCGCTTGGCCGTCTACTTTGCTCAGCGTTGCGCTGACATTGTCCTTAGCCGTAAGGTCAATGACAACGGTTCCCGCCACAACATTTTCGCCAGGTTCCGCTAAGTCTACCGCCGCTTAGCTTTCCGGCGCATCTCCTGCTGTTCCTCAGCCTCTACCTCAAACAGCAAGCACCAAAGCTGCAGCTCTTCGCGAGACATCTTGTTTGAAAGCTCAGAAAGCGTGTAGCCCAATTCACGGGCCACACGCATCTGCACTCTCAAAGGCCAATCATCTTTGAAGAGCTTGTTTAGTTTTTTGCCTCATCCTCAGTAACGTTGCCCTCTCCAGTAATCAGGGCAACCATCAGCCCCTGCAAATCCTCATCCCTGACTTCGTTCTTAAGCTCAGCAACTTCGCCAGCCTTAAAAATCCGCTGACCGTTTTCATCAGTTGCTTTGTTGACCAGAAGCTGCAAAGCGTACTGAGTAGCATCATCTGAGTTGGCCTGCTTTTGCGCACGCTCACGCTCTGCCATGGTCAAAGGCGTGGACCAAAATACAAACTCTTCTCCATTGCTAAGGATCACGATGCGCTTAACAGGCGTCAGATTTGCAGCCTTTTTGAGGCGATCAAGTGCGCGTGCGCTTGCACTGGAAGACATAAAAACCTGTGAACAGTAAACAGATACTACTCATGAAAAAACCCCCAGCGCAAGCCGGGGGGACACAAACCAGCAACAACTGATCAGGTTTTACTGAGATCGAAAGTAGG